TTTTGGTGCACCGCTCGATAACGAGCAAAATGATGTACCCTTATATGATATGTACAACCGAGGTTTGGTCGCATGCGAGCAGGGGCTAGAAAGGAATCCGTTGAATCTCGAGGGACAACGGCCTGGAATGACGGGCTATATCCCCTCAATGGAGCAGGGTTTGGCGATGGGAGCCTCTCCGAAACCAAAAACCTTGGTATTGGAACTGGAGGAGCCGGACGAGAAGGAACGGATGCTGTCAGCAAAACGTCGTGGTTTGCTCCGGTAGAAGAAGTGAGTGACTGCCCTGGTGGTGTGTGCCCAGTGCCCTGGGCCACTAAAGAAGAGACTCCTGTGGTCCAGGGGGATGTGGTTAACCATCCACCGCATTACACCGATGGCAAAGGTATCGAATGCATCGAAGCAATCGAGTCTGCTCTAACGGATGAAGAGTATCGTGGTTACCTAAAAGGCAATATTCAAAAATACGTGTGGCGTGAAAAACATAAAGGCGGCACAGAATCACTGAAGAAAGCTCAGTGGTATCTGGACCGCCTCATTCAACTTGACGAAGTTCAGAAGGGCTGAAGCTCATCGTCATCATCCTCGTCGTCGTCTCGATATCCACAGGCGGCGGCGAGTTCTGCTAACTCGAGATCGGTTGGATGATCCCAGTCGATCTCAATATTTTCAGCTGCCATGATGTCTTTGATGGCATGCCATTCCATCAGACGTTGGTGGTAAAGACTCAACAGAGCAAAACGGAGTTCTTCCCAAGTCATCTCTTCCGACTGAAGCTCGGCTTTGCGCATGGCAAATTGAAGCTCAAGAGGAAGTTCAAACTCCCGTGGTTCTACTGAACGCTCCATTCCGCTCTGCATTTGCTAGTTGCAATTATTCTAATGCTAGCCATTGAATATCAAATCGACGCACTCGTTGGCGAAATCCTCCCATGAATCGTCATCAATGCGAAAGCTGTTGGCAAATTCAGAAAGGATGTAAGGATTGATGCGTTCCTCCAGGGCACGGATTGCACGTACCTCATGGGGAGCGGCGCTGTAATTACGGAAGGCGGTCAATAAAACTTCGGTTGACGCCCAAGGACTGGTGTCCACGTCACGAAGGAAAAGACCCATTTCTTCCCTCCTGCGTTCCAGGAGGCCACCGACAACCTTGTGGTTTTGGTCAAAGATCCAACGACTCATCTCCGTGGTGGCGCTGGCAAAATCTTCCACTTCAAGGTGATCAATGATGTGGCTGTAGAGGAAGGACTCCCAGCCAACCGAGTGGATGAACGATACCAGGGCCTGGCGCATGTTGTCATCTAGCCCCAGGTTTTGACGCAGGAGTTGGGACTCAATGACATTGACCTCATGGAAGAGGTACTCTAGTGCTTTCTCCTTGCTGCAGCGCTGGCCTTGCTTGACGGGGGAACCATCGGGATAGAACTGGGTTCCAAACCCGATGGTGTAGGGCTCTGCGCCAGTGTGCGGATCTGGGTATGCCTTTTCGTTAAACCCTTCGTATTTACGAATTAGGTTAATGGCACGCGAAAGATCCGACATGGGGATAACTATTATTACCCCCAATATACATAATTTTTATTTACCTTGACCCCTCATCTTTTTACGGCCATGGTTAGGTAAAGAATTGCGACCTTGACCTTGACGCGTTTTCTTGGGTTTGGACTCAAGACGGACTGTAGTTGATCTGGGTTTTGCCATGCTGGTAAGGAATCAGCCAACGCAGCTTAGCGAGAAAATCACCACTTGGCTTTATCTACCACTTAACCTTATGCGACCAGTATCGTGCCGACATCTTGTCAGGGTTGGGATCCTGGGCGTTATGCCGGGCGTAGTATGATTTCTTACGTGCTTTGTCCTTAGCTGTTTTTGGGTTTTTACCAGCACCTTCTACGCCTTGCTGACCAAAGCGGATAATTTTTTCTTCGCCTCCTTCGCAAGCCTTGACAACGTGACTCTTGGTTGGATGGCCAGGAGTTTTCTGTGGCTTATTACAAGCCATCTTATCCTTCGCAATTTTAGCCGCTTTTGCAGCCTTCTTACGTTGTTCAGCCATCAACTAAATCCTTTAAAGAGAGATGTAAATTCACCAAGAATCTTTTGACCAGACTTGGATTTGTAATCTTCGTCTTTTGTCTCATCTTCAAATAGTTTAAAATAACTAGGCGCAGGTTTTTCTGTTGTCGTGCCCGTAGATTTATCTCCTTCATCAAAAAGGCTTTGAATTGAAACAAGGCTTTCAAATGGATCTTTACTAGATAAACCTGAGAACAAACTACTTGCTTTTAATCCCTTACCTGCTTGTGTTACTAATTCCATTTCACCGCGATCTATGTCAGTCATAAACTGTCCGTAAAACTCATCTTCGTTACCCTGGTACCCAGCATTTTTAAAGATCTTGTAAAGCGCTGTAGCATTTGGACTATCTGTAGGTTTAGCATCTTCAGGACGCTCAATGTACTCAACGCCTAGGCGCTCTTGGGTTGGGGTTAATTTTTTCTCATTTAAATATTTGAGTGATTCTCTAATTTCTTTAGCTGCTCCTGTTCTAAACGCGTCAACAATGTATTGTTTAACCTCAACAATACCCATATCCTTTTCGCTTAACCCGAGTGTTTTCAATAATTTATCCCATTCTTCTTTTTGTGCTTCAGGGCTAATACCCTCGAGTAACTTGTCGGCATATTCTTCTGGCGTCACAAAGTTTAAAAATGTGATATTTCCTATCTTTAATTTTTCATTTGTAATTTCTGGCAAGATTTTATTTTGGATATACTCATCGGCATCTTTTAAGGTAATCATATCTTTTGCTGGATCAAAACCAGCTGCAGCTCCTTTGACTTGATAATGCAGTTTTGCGAACTGCGTTTTGTCGTTGGGGTTAAGACCGTAATAGTATGCCCATTGATTCCACGTCCAATCTGTACCAGGTACTTTTGTTGTATCTCCTTTTGTTTTTGCTATTTCCCAATCCGCAGCTACCTCATCCTTTTGTTTTTGATATGTTTGATATTTAGGGTCATCCTCTGAAAAGTTACCTTGTGGATTCCAGTAGAAATCAGTACTGAAATTTAAAGGTGCGTTTGCTTTAATACCATCAAGATACGCCCTGGAGCGCAGGTCAGCAATATCACGTAAAGAATCTAAAGCACTCTGTGTCTGGAAAATATTCTGTTCATTTTGTTTTACATCCATATAACTAACAAACTCAGTCATTGATTTTGAATTATCAAAACGTGGTTTTAAATAACGATTGATGTAGTCTTTTGCAAATTCAGCATCAATGTCGTAAGTAACGGATTCATCTAATGGATCTTTAATAGTAATTCCTGATTCATAACGTTTAACCAGTTCATTGTCGAACCATTTTTGCCAGTTATATACAGCATTGCTTCTGCTCGGTATTCCAGTTGCGCCAAACAAGCTTTTTTCAAGACTCTTCTGAGTTTTTTCAGTATCTCCCATCCATCCAAAAACTCCGCCAATACCTGTGTCGCCAAGAATAGAATTTGAGATAGATTCATTAATTGTCATGACTTCATTAAGGCCTGGCAGCCCTTTATAAAAGTCGTATTGTTGTTCTTTTAATTTTGCTTTCTGTAACTCAACTGCAGCTTGTTTTAAAGAATCTTGTGTCAAAGCACCAAACATTTGCTGTTGTTGCTTTTCTTTTTCTCCTAGCACACCAGATAAACGCCCTTCTAAAAGCGTTTTATCCTTGGTCATCTTGACTTTAGTTCTTAAGCGATCTGGTATGTAATCAAGTGTTGGAACAGCAAGTGTTCCTTCGTCATAGGCACTCCTTTGATCAGAAGGCAGTGATTGATACCATTCCTTTAAAACAGCTGGATCTTGTGCATCTGCCCAGTCTTTGATGTTATCAAATCGATCAGCAAGACCAAGTACCCTGTCTCGATAGATCTGATAGTCCGCGTCAGTCAAGTATTCCTCATAATTCTCTGGCATTTCAGCTGTTTCGGCTGCATTGCCGCGCTCTCCCGCTGCTTTACCTTGTGTTGTGTAGTGCCAATGTAAATAAGAATCCCTGGTGTATCGTCCTACAACGTCGAGATCAGGCAGGTAGTCACCTCCCACGTTAACGGAAGCTTGCGCATCTTCCCATTGATTATTTGCTTGTTCGCCACTAGCCGTGTTAAAGAGATAGTATTCAGGATCAAAGCCACCAACAGGAGGCTGAGCGCCTTGACTCCTACCGTCCCAGGCTGTTATTCTCTTTTGATAAGAAGCAGATAAAGGTTCAATACCATTGTTTTCAAGTAAGTCATTAAATTTAAGGTCGCCAAGCTCACTACCAATACTCTCCATCAAACTCTTATATGTACCAGGGCTTGCATTGTTAAATTTGTTTACAAGCCGATCGTATGCTCCACGTGCTTTTGTGCCTATTAAAGAAGGATTAGCAACATAAACCGTTCCGTTGCCATCAACACTTATCTTTGCACCTGGCAGTACGCGATCTTCGTTTTGTCCATGTACGCTCCAATGCGTAGCACCCCACTCTTCTTTTGTTTGTGGATAAAAAACCGGTAAATTACGATTTTCTCTCTGTCCATTTGAGTTCCAATGGGTTTCTCCCCATTCTTCTTTTGTTTGTGAATACGAGCGAGGTAAATCTCGATCTTCTCTTTGTCCATACGTATTCCAATGTTCTTGGCCCCAGATAACCCTACTGATACCTTTAGGTCTAACATTGGCTACCCAATAATTTTCTAAATCTGGATTAGATTGTACATACGCCTTGTAGTCTGGAGTGCCAGAATTAATATAAGCATTTAATAAGTCGGCGTTTTCATCAACATAAGCATCAAAATCGGGAGTGCCTGAGTCGTAATAAGCTTGCTCAAGATCTGGATATAAATCAACATAGGTTGAAAAAATAGACATTAGCACTCACCAAAAATAAAAACAGACTCTTGTTTAATCCAGGCTTCAATCCTATCAAGAGTTTCTGTTGAAAAGAAAGCTTGCTTTTCAAACCAACTTCTCATGTCCTCTGATCCTTTGTGTGCGTTACAACGCCG